TCCTGTGCCACCCGCAGTTACGGGCAAAGTTCCCGTCGCTAAAACAGATGCTGAAGAAGCATAGACAGCGCCACCAGACGTAAACGATGTTAAACCAGTACCGCCATTGGATGTTCCAAGCGTACCCGTTACACCTGTGGTTAGCGGAAGACCCGTTGCGTTTGTAAGGACGATAGCCGATGGCGTACCGAGTGCAGGCGTTACAAGTGTTGGCGAATTTGACAACACCACCGATCCTGTACCAGTAGAAGTGGTTGTTCCGGTGCCGCCTGATGCAACTGGCAAAGCCGTAGAAAGCGTTAAATTAGCAATCGTAGTGTTTCCGGCCGACGAAATCGACATAGCATCGGTGGAGTTGCTGTTAACGACAAAGCGAATTGCGTTTGCAGTAGTAGTACCAAGGACTAAATCGCCGTTGGTTGAATCTAAATAAACCGCATTAGGAAGGGCAAACGAATTAGTGCCAGCAAAGGCACTGCTATTCATGCCAAACTCGCCGTAATATCCCGTTGGAGACCCTTGGTCGTTTGAAACAATAAAGTTAGTCGATGCCGCCGAGCCAGCGTTGGTGTTTTGCAGCACCATCTGGTTATAAGAATTGACGCTGTTTACGAACGACGAGAAAATATTTGTGTCAGAATATCCAAGCGTTCCGTAGTTAAATGCGCCCGTATTGTACGGCGTAGCGACTGAAAGCGCCCTAGTTGCCGTGTAACTTGTAGCCGTTGCAACATCAAGGGTCGGGGTCACAAGTGTTGGCGAATTTGACAACACTACTGAACCCGTACCCGTTGATGTTGTAACGCCCGTGCCGCCAGATAATACAGGCAATGTACCGCTAGTAAGCGCAGACGTAGACGTTGCATATAAAGCCCCGCCAGAAGTGAACGATGTCAGGCCCGTACCACCATTGGCGGTTCCAAGCGTACCAGTCACATGCGTAGTAAGACCAATTTTACCATAAGACGGAGCAACACCGACCCCTCCAGAAATAAGAGCATTGCCAGTAGCCACGTCATTAAGACGGGCCAAGGTGGAAGATGACGAAGCATAAAGAATGTCGCCAGTTGTATACGATCCATAACCCGTACCACCTTCTGTTTCAGCAAGAGGCGTGGTCAAGCCAGTTAGACTGGTAATATCGTTGTTCGCCCCTGAAGCCGCTGCACCAAGGTTGGTACGCGCCGCCGATGCCGATGTAGCGCCCGTGCCGCCGTAAAGAACCGCAATAGGATTGCCTTGCCAAGTGCCGGAACTAATTGTCCCGATGGATACCGTGCCAGTAGCTGTAAGATTAGTAAATGTACCAGCTGCCGGAGTTGTCCCACCAATAACCGTTTGGTCTATTGTTCCGCCTGTTATTGCAACAGCGTTGGCGTTCTGTGTCGCCATAGTTCCAAGGCCAACCACTTGGCTCGGCGTAATAGAAATGGTTACGCTATTGGCGGTTGTGATTTGTCCTTGAGCGTTAATTGCTATCCGAGGAACAGTTGATGCCGTTCCATAGGTCTGTGCTGATACACCAGTATTGGCAATTGCAATCGTGCCAGTCGTTGTAATAGTCCCACCGGAAAGCCCTGTTCCGGCCGTAATTGATGTAACCGTGCCAAAACCAAACCCCTGAGATTTGACATACGCAGTCGTTGCTAATGAAGTGCTATTATCGCTCAACGCGGGTGTAGGTGCAGTTGGGTTTCCGGTAAACGCAGGAGATGCAAGTGGTGCCGCCCCCAACAACGTCATTGTCTGTGCAACGGTTAGGTCTTGCGGCTGTGCCGGACTTGCCGAATTATTACCTTTGATTGACCGCGCGGCCATATTTGCAAGGTAAGTATTGTCTATACTGTTGGTATTGAGGCCAATTGTACCCGTTGTGGTAATTGTTCCACCGGACAGGGGCGACTGCGCCGTGATTGATGTGACTGTGCCTGAGTTGGTATTGAAACCTGCAATTTGCGAAACCGTGGCGCTATAAGACGTGCTTCCTTGCACAATCATAAGTTGGGCCGACCCACTCAGGTTTACCGCTACTGGTAAGTTTGGAATGGAAATATTGGCCATTGCTATAAACCCGGTTGTGGTATTTGAGTGTAGCCATAAGGCAGACCAACGAGGGCCGTGACCATAAGGGTCGTACCTTGAAGCAGATTGCCCGCAGGTATAGCACTATTCGTCTGATAAGTGAATTGCGTGGCCGTTGTTACGGTAACGTTATAGAACCCGTCAGCCGCGTTTTTGGTGAGGCCTTCAACAGCAATTTGGTTGTTTGTAACCAAGCCGTGCGGGGCCGAACAAGTAACCGTGATCATGCTCGTGCCATTCGACACCACTGACAGTGGGTTTAGATTGACACGGTATGCAGTCGACAAGAACTGTGGCTGCACCGAATTTTGATCCAAGCCCGTTGGTAAGCCGATTGGAGGCGGCGTGGGATACGATCCGTCATTGTTCACCAAACTTACAGTCGGATAAATCGGAATACCCGTTGTTTTGTCTTTTGGCGCGCCCATTGATACGGCAATCGTCGTCGTTTCGGCAAAATAGTAGTCCGTTGTACGAGGATTGTTGATCGGAATTGGATCGGCAGGCAGCACAATCGCGCGCAATTGGTTTTGCGGCACGTCATTGCAGGGGTCGCAGACAAGGATACGCTTGTTAATCAAACCAGCGCCCGCGTAGTCGTACTGCCACTTTAGCCTGTCGTGATTATAGACAAAACCGCAACGGTCGCACTGCCCCGCTGCCCTCGGATTGCGAGAACTTATAGATGCCCGTCCGAGTTTTGACGCGTATGCCATTCATTTTACCTAAAATAGCCGCTGATTTGCGGGCTAATGTACTGTTGAGCGGTTTCTACGTTTTGTTCTGCCGCAACTACATAAGCCTCATCAGCCAATGGCTTTAAAAGCATGGCTTTTTGCGGGTTCCACATGACAGCAAGGCGGTGACCAAGCGCGTAGGCGTAGGCTTCCATCCAAAGATACGGGATTTCAACCGTTTGGCCGGACGTATAATTGCTGTCTTGGATCTGCCGAACGCGATAATATTTCAAATACTGCGAAGATTGACCGTCTGGAACAGGCCAAAGCGTCACGGTAGGTCCAGTCGAACCAGTTGAGCGCGCCGAACTGATCAATCGGTCGAACCAAAACACGGTCGGAAAGCCCTGTTGCTGCTTATTTGGGTAAGAAGCGTATTCCGTGCGCGAAACAGGAAGGATGATACGATCAATCGGGTTGGTTTCGTTAGCCGTGGTCGTGACATAGGCGTCTAAGATCACTACCGTGCTAGGGTCGACCGAGTATGTGCTGATAGATGTCGCGATGCCATACTGGTTGTAGGGTGCGATATAGGCGCTGCTAGGGTTGGTTGTACCATTATAAGACGCCGCGAACGACACTACGCCATTGGTGGCTGCCGTAACCGTCTGGGTGCCGTCCACAACGCCCGTTCCGTAAATCGTAACCTGTGTGCCAACCGTATAGATAGGCGTATTTGGCGTAGAATAAGTCAGCGTAGTCGTTGTGCCGTTTCCGGTAACGCTAATGATCGCAGGAGTCTGATTAAAGTTAACCACTTCTTGATCAACCGCCCACAGATTTACGCCACGGTTCGACCAGTTAGACAAAAGCATGTTTGACGCCATACGCGCCGATTCCATATGCTCTTGTGCTATGGCCGTGTTGCGTATCTCAGCAAGGTTAAACGCATAGAGCGTAAGCTCGCCGAGCGACGGGTTAAAGTTGTAAGTGCCGCTCGTGCTCATGACGGCTCCTATTAGAAGGTCGTAGCGGTAGCGTCAGCGATTAGATAACCACCTGCGAAGATTGAACCAACAAATGGTCCGCCTGTATTCGATTTCATTTGATACTGAATATCCGTTCCGCCGGGGTGGCCCACAGGGACCGTGTATGGAATGTTGAAAATCTGCACAAACGGCGACTGCGACAGCAATGTCGTATTGCCGTTCACGGTGTAGTTGTAGCCGTTTTCCTGAATGGTATTGGCAAGGTTGAACTTATTATATTCAGCAAAAATCATATAGTTGCTGGACGTAAATCCGATACTTGCGTTGCCCTGAACATATGACAGATAAAACGTGTAACCTTTTGGCACGGTATAAAGCGACATCTGCGTCTGACCAACACCTGCATTGATTTGGGCATAAAGGACAGTAGCAATCTTGCCCGTAATAATACCCGCATTAACGCCATTCGTTATAAACATGCCATTGATGCGGAAGAACGAATTGGTCGTTGTTGCTGTACCGGAGCCGTTGAGCGTTACTGATTCAGACAAAAGATTATAACTTGAATCTAGCCCATTGACCTGAACAATCAAACCAGCATCGGTCGCGCCAGATGCGCTGAGAAGAACAACAACACCAGCGGAAGATGGGTAAGCATAATTGCCGCCAGATTGCGTTAAACCTTCCCACAATGGGCCAAGAGCCGTACCCGCAATTTGTGTGCTGTAACCAAAGATTTCTACGGGCTGGTGGTTGGTAATTAATCCACGACCTACCTGTAATTCAAATGGCTCATGCTTGCCATTCTTGGTGATTGAATCCCAAACAACACCGCTTTGATAGATCGTAGCCATAATTACTTACCTTTTTTCCGTGCCGCAGCGGCGTTGTCAACGAGATTTGGCCAAGGTCTACCCGCAGCCCTCGCCCTAGCTTTAGCACTTTGTTCCTGCTTATGCGATAAGTGCTTTGTGTGGTGGTCTTTGGGCAGTTTAGTTTCCCAAAATGGCTTGTCAGTCACTGATAACTCCCATATAAGTCCAGCCCACTATGTAATTTAACATAATTGGCAGCCTCTGTATCATTATCTGCCGCCAAAAGATAAATTCTGGCATACTCTAACAGATTTGGATTGTCTTTAAAATGGCCTAATCCACGATTACAGTGATTGCATAACATACCGCGAATTTTATTAGTTTGGTGATCGTGATCCACAACCAAATCGCCACCTTGGCCACAAATTGTGCAAGAAAAAGTGGTTGCAATAAGGTTTTTTAATTCATCATCTGAAATCATTTCACGGTAATTTCCGCGCCTAATTTCAGAACGATAACTATTTCTGCATTCTCTACACCAACTATCCAATCCATTACGTTTTTTATTGTGCAATGGAAAAAATTCAGGCGTTTCTGGTTTTTCACATTTGCAACGAGTGCAAATTAGCATTTTACGCCCCATTTTTTTAAAGCAAGATTGATCCTGCTATTAGGGTCATGGGCCGTTTTTGCGGATGTAAGTTTTTCTTTCATCCCACACATTCTTGCCCGAAAATTGTCATGACGCGGATTATCCGCATCTTTAGTCGGTGCCTTTAGGTGGTGACCTTCAGCGCGGGCCGATTGACGACCGCGTTCATTAAGCCCACCAGACGGAGATTTGCCTTCAGAACGCGTCCAAGCTGCAGTCATAACAAGCTCCTTATGGAGGAAGGGGGAGCCGAAACTCCCCCCGCCTGTTTAGTGTTCTTCAGGCTCGTAAGAGTGATGAGCCTTTGGCTCCGTACCCTTATGTGCAGAAGAAAGTGGGTGCATGTTGGAACCAGAGGCTGCACCACCGGACTTGCGTGGCTTGCGGCCAGCGTGGTGATGAGCGTGGTGACCTTCATGGTGACCTACGTGGTGCTTGGCCATTCCGCCGCGCTTACGCTGCTTCGCTTCCTTAGCAACGTTCGAGTCTTTGCCTTCGTAGATATCCTTAGGCGACTCGTCGTGATCCCAATCGCCTACCATTGGCGATTCGACCTTACCACCCTTCTTGTGCTCTGCACGAGGGTGTTTGTGATGTACACCAGCGTGCATAACGCCGTGGTGATGTCCTTTGTGACCCTTCATGGTTCACTCCTTAGAAGTTGTAGTACTGGGTAAGGCCGAACAAGCCAGTCGCTGACTGGACATTGTAGGCCTGCGGAATCTGGCGGAACGAGTATTTGTTCGTGCCAGTGGACGGCGTAAGATTGACACCCGACGCATTTGCAAGGTCAATCGTGCCACGGACATCGCCCGTTGTGGCGGACGGTGTAGTACGATCAGCAGGTAAGAACCCGTTTGCAGCAAAACCCGTGTTAACACTCAAAGCAGTCTGAGAGTTACCGGAGTTGACCACAACTTCAGCAGCCGTATCCGAACGAACAGGAAGACCAACGATCGCGGTTGTACCAACGGAATAGGCATGGGTAGCATCGGCTGCGTTGAGAACAACGCTCTTGATGTACTTGAATGCTTTCTTACCGTTAACAGCGTTACCTGCCGAAATCGTAATGTTTTCCGACATTGGATATCCGTAGACATCGTAGCCATTAACAGTTGCGGTTGTAGCAGTAGCACTTGCTGCAGCAGTAACGCTTACAGCACGGCCAACCATGGCCATTGGGTTCCAAAGCCAAATCGAAGGGGTTTGGATGTTCGTCGGAATAGCGCAAGTTTGCACGTTTGGATAAGCCAAAGTGACCGTACCAGACGTGAAAGTTACGTTCTGACTAAGCTGATAAGTACCAGTTTGTCCGTTACCAACCGTTGATGAAGTCCCCGTTGTCGTAATCTGAGAATTGATATAGACGCCAGAAGATGCACCAAGAGTTCCACCCGTTACCGCCGTAGACGATGAAAGAAGAACCATGCCGGGTCCGATTGGCATGCCGCTGTTTGCCGTAACCGTCAGAACGCCGTTCGTTGCCGAAGCGGTGATTGAAGCATAAGCATCAAGAGCAAGAACCGTATCCGTTGCGCCTGTATCCGAACGGGTAAATACCGAAGAATAATAAACGCCAGTGGTCGCGGAGTTAGTTGAAACGAGCGTAAGAGTTGCACTCGTTGCGTTTGCAGAAGCCACGATGGCTGCCGCTGCGTTGGTGTATGGAACGCCAGTGAACGAAACAATGTCACTGAAGCCATACCATCCAAAATCCTGCGCTGCCTGTGACTCACCGGGAAGGTAAGTAAAAGGAGTGCGCGGATCAAGGATGCCGCCCCCCGCATAAAATAGCGAGGAGCCTAGATCAGGGTTGTAGTCCGAAGGTTGTGTTGGGTTTTGCCCAAATACAATAATCGGACCGGAGAATGCGGTATCAGCCATAGTGCCTTCTCCTTACGAGGTTGGGAATGAACCGTAGATCGAACGCCAGTTGTAGTAACCGAACGAATAACGCTCATAACCCTTAACAAGAAGGTTGTCAGTGACGAAGTCGACTTGCATGTCCGTTTCGAACTTCACACGTTCCATGTAGGCAAGGCCGTCGATGTTCGTGAGCAAGAACCAAGCATAAGATGAAGTCAAGAAGTCGTTGACCATGTAGCCTTCTGGCAAGCCGCCTGCCGTTGTCATGATCGCGTTGACGTCGTTATCTGCAGTACCGGGGCGCAGTTCCGTCTTCAAGAGACGAATAGCAACTGGCTCAAGTGCTGGTGGGATAATCAACTTACGACCACGAGCAAACACCTTCAAGTTGGCTTGGTCGCGGAAGTTCGTGCGGATCGCGATCATTGCGTTCAGCAAGGTGGCTTCGTTGAGGTCAACCTGAGTTGTAGGCGTGTTGGCAACCGAACCACCGTCGATAGGATGCGCCGTCGAGCAGAGTGCTACGCCGTCACCGCCAACTGCGGAGTTATAGGTCTGTGCCGTGTTAAGGATGTTTGCGCCGTAGATTTCCTTGGTTTGCTGGAACGATTCCACCAAGCCGAGGTTTGAAGGCGTAAACTGGGTCTTGTAGAGGTTGTCGTCGATCGCCTTACGGGTGATCGCGTAACCGAGAGCAATTTCAGTGTGCTCTTGGTTGTATACGAAACGCTCACCTGCACCCGAATCGAACGACGTCTGACCACCTTCGGTCTTCAGCTGGGCCAATCCGAGGTAGCGCATTTCTGCGGTACGTTCGAGAGCCATTTTCGAATCGTGCTTGGTGAAGATTTTATCGTACTGAGATGGGATCATCTCGTACTTGCCTTCTACGCCGCGGAGGCCGGGGAGGAGAAGGTCTTTGATCTGACTAAGATTAACAGCCATGACACTCTACTCCTTAGCTGATGCCAGTTACGGCAGAGTTCGAACGCCAGACTTCGTTATTGAAGCCAACGATCAAGTTGCAGTACTGCGTGGTCTGGTCGCCGCCGTTGCCGAGGCCAACAGCGTAATCAACGACGATGAAAGGTGACGTGTTGGTCGTTGCGGTAGCATTGACATAAGCCGTCGAACGGCCCGTTGCGTTGTTACCACCCGTCGAGTTGCCCGACGTCGCGCCAGTCGTGGAGTAAGCGAACGTGACAAGCTGACCCTGAACGCCAGACGTTTGCGAAGTAGCCGTACCCGTGACAGGGAAGCCTGAACCGGAGGACTGAACAACGAAACGTGCGTTTGGATCATCAATGACGTAAGCAATGACGTCGCCAGTTGCGTCCGAGCCGGGCCAATAAGAAGACCAGACGGTGCGTTTCTGCGAGGTCGAGAGGTATTGGCAGCCAACAAAGATACCTGCGAGCTGAACCGAGCCACCTGCAGTTGCCTGCGTGATGTAGCCGTTTGCCGTCGAGGTTACTGGTTGTACTGGGTCACCCGTGAAGATTGGGGTCGTGTTTGTCGAAGCAATTCGACGGGAAGATTGAGCGAACGTAGGAGCGCCGCCTGCACCACCCTGAATTTGTAGAAAGCCGCTGGGCGCAAACGTATTGGCCATGACGGGTTCTCCTTTCAGAGAGTTCCATCATCGCACACCGGGGCGACTAAGAAACGGACATTGTTCAAATCTCCCACGCCGGGGGGAGAACGAGGCATATAATATTACATACTTCTTGAAAAAAGAAAAGGGGGGTAAAAACCCCCCTCGTCTCACTGCTCTGGAACGTACAGATTGTGGTCTTTATTGACCTTCATGCGGGCATTTGCGTCCTCGCGGTTCATTAAGCCGCCGCGGCCCTTTGGATCAAGCTGGCCTTCTTTGGTCTTAACCTGATTGCGGGCATTCTGCAGATCGCGGGCCTTACGGTCCTGCGTAATCTCCAAGGGACGCTCGCAAAGAAGCATACCTTCGCGCTCAATTGCGCCGGAATAGCCCTTTGGCATCATTTCTGGATGACGCTTGGCCTCGACCGTTTCCCAACCGCCCATTGAGATGCGGTTATAGTGGGAAGGGTCTTCCCAACCATTAACCGACTTCATTTTCCACTCATACGACCAGCCGGGTGGCGGCGTTGGGGTGGCAAATTTGTCAACACCTTCGTCAAGGTTGGCGTTGTTGTGGTTGCGGAGTTCCGCAAGACGCCTAGCGAGGCGTTCATCGTTAGTTGGCTCTTCTGGGCGAAGTGATTCGCGTACATCTGGTCTATTGGTCTTCATAATAATCTCCATTAACCTGCAAGTTTACCGGCCTTAACCAAGGCCATTTTGTTTTCGGCGTACTCTTTTGGTGTCATACCCATGTCTCGGGCAGCTTCCTGCTCGGCGCGAGTAAGAGTTACGACGTTTGGACGTCCGCCCGTGCCAGTACCAGAACGTGATACTGGGGCGGCAGGTGGTGCAGCAGCCCTACGGCCGGCTGTCGATGTTGACGCTTCTGACAAAGCCGCCTCCTGTTGCTGTACTGGTTTCCTGACATTCAGACGGTTTTCAACATACGAAAAGTACTCGTCGCTATCGGCCACGAGGCCATCGTCGATCGCGTCTTCGTGTGCGCGGCGCAATTTCCGGTTCATTACCGGATCATGCACTGCCTCAGGGTGCGCCCTAATCCATTCGGCCGACCGTGGCGTCAATTGGGACGCCAAAGCCTCGACAGGATCGGCAGCCGTGCGTTTTGCGGTTGCTTCGTACTGCTGTTTGCCACGTTGGACTTCACGGAGGTCATTATCTGTCTTGTTGAGGGACATCATAATGTCGGCTTGAGCATCTGCATCGCCCATCGCCACGGCATCGCGGAGATTTTGCTTTAAAATCTCTTGATTTCGCTTCAATGTGTCAATCGCATTGTCAATCATCTTCATATTGCTGTCCGCGGCGTCATTTTTGGCTGCGGAAGCCTGCTCCATAGCCTCTTTGGCGCGCCTTTCGGCGGTTTCACGGGCTCGGCGCTCGTCTTCAAGCTGCGCTTTTAGCGCATCAATGCCAGCTTCTACCGTAAGTTGGGGTTTTTCCTCAACTTTTGGCTCTTCTGGCGCCTCAACAATCTCAATCTCGTCTTCTTGAGGTTCTAATTCTAATTGAATTTGATCTTCTGACATTTTTTATCCTTTACCAAACCATATCTGGGCTCTGAATGCGGCCCCGAATGTTCATATCGTCAAGGATGCGGCATGGTTGGTCGTTAATTGAGACAGACCAGCCATCAGATGGCCGGAATACAACCCAATCTCCCACCTTTACGTCGACATTCTTGAACCATTTGCCTGTTTCGTCCTTAAATGCGGACGGGCCCATTTTTAAAACTAGGCCAACCTTGCCCTGATACTTGTCCTCGTCGACGTATTTGTCGGTAAGAATGATGCCGGACTTGGTTTTGTTGGGGCGGATATAAATACCCACCAATACTTGGAGGTTAAAAATTTCAACATCCTTGAGATCGCCAACGGTGTTTAGAATTTCAACCTTTGGGTCGATCGCGTGTTCCATTTTCATTGGAGGCATTGTGATTATCCTTGCTTATTTAAATTGTCGTTAGCCTCATCAATAAGCTCTAGCGCGAACGCTAGGCCTTGAATCATGCCAACTTGGCGCTTGTACTCGTCAAAAGTCATTGCTGACCCGTGAGCGATGTTGTCGCGCGCATTCTGATAAGCTTGGGAAATCAATTTCTTTAGCTCGTTTTCAAATTTATCTTTAGTCATTTTGCCCTCTTTAACCCCTTGTATTTGTGGTTAGACCGGACGCTCCAAGGGGCTGGAAAAGCGTCCGGTCTTCCTCTCACCTCCGCAGCCCGAACCGCGAAGGGAAACTTTTATTTACGCTTGGATGGTTTGAGACCATAAGCGTCAATCTTCTCGAGACGAGCATTGGCACCGCCTGCTCCCGTGTCGATTGGATAACCCGTGCGGCCGCCCGATTTACGTTGCATCGGCATGCCCTGTGGAGGCATTGGAGGCATCGGAGGCATACCGCCCTGCGGAGGCATTGGTGGCTGCTGCTGCGGCTGACGCATTGGGTTGGCAGGTGCGTTTGGCATCTGGCCCATGCCCATAGGCTGTGGCTGCATCTGCTTACGACCGCCCATATCAATAATGATGGTCGTATTGCCCTTCGTGCGGCCGCCCTTATTGCGTTCTGTACGACCGCCACGAGCTTGAGCGTTCGGTTGATCACTAAAATCAACAGGACGTTGTCCAGCGCGTGGCGTAAGATCAGAATTGATCGCAGCATCCATGCTATCGCGTTCGCGTTGATTTTGTTGTTGAATAAACGCACGTTCACGAGCCGCGTAGCTTGAAGGATCATTTTCTGCGGCACTTGGATTACCAAACACAATTGCTGGTTCACCTGCGCCACCCTGACGAATGCCGGGCATATAAGTATTTTGCTCTGGCGGCTCATATGCAGCAGTAGAAGTACCACCCATACGGGTTGGAGGATTCATCTGATTAGCCGTTGGACCAGATGCGCCTCGGCCTGAGCCTACTGCTTTACTAGGGTCAAACATTTTAGTGTTGTACATTTTGCCGTTGAACTCAAACGTGTCCAAGCCCTGATTACGGGCATCACGGAACGCATCATTGAATTGGCTGCGAATAGTCGAACCACCCTTTGCATGCGCCGTACGGCCACCCGGAACAACGCCCGGAACCTTTTTCTTGCTGTCACCAGAGAAAATGCCGCCACCGCTGTACTTCATCGCACGACCACCACCGCACATTTTGCAGGTGCAATCTTCGTGATGCATAGCCTTGCCGCCCTTAGCTTTAAAAGCCGCCGGCTTAATCATGGACTTGATCAACTGACGATCGGCTTTCTCGTCGGGATGCTTGATCTTGCCACCCTTTTTGGCGCCAAAATTGGTGCCTGCAGGGATCGGATCGCGTGGGGTCATTGGCTTGTCAGCCGGACGACGAGGAGGCATTGGAACGCGCTCAGGTAAACCACGGCCTTTCATGCCCTGCTCAATTTGGTCCTGACGGATCATATCAGCGATAGCATCGCCACCTTCTGCACGTTTCTTGGCTGCGCCGCCTTTTTTCATCATGCCAGAGGCCTTGGCCATTGAGCGGTCTTGCACCGACAATGGGTTGTCGCCAACCATACCGCCGCCGAGCTTGTGGACTTTGCCGCCCTTCTTAAACGCGCCTTCGTGCTTCTTGCCTTCACGGACTTCATTTGCCGTGCGGACGTCGCGGTTAATCAGGCTGTCAGGGGTTAATTTATCGGTACGACCGCCAGCTTTACGAGGCATACGGCCAGCATGCTTGACGGAATCTTTGCCCTCATGCTTGCCAACAACCTTGCCGCCCTTCTTGTAAAGACGCTTTACAAGCGGACGTGCGCCGGTTTTAACGCCAGCGTTTTCGGCTGCGTCAGGGGTCCAAGTCGAACTGTCGACCTTGGTGTGTGGGTCGTTCATTGTAAGGCGTTTAGCCTTAGACCGCCCACGGTCGTCTTTCTTGTATTCTTCCATAGTACGTACTCCAGAGTTGTTAGCGGCGTCCCGCTGTGTTGCCAAAAAGGGGATGATTTGACGCGGGCAACTGCGCACCAAATTTCGCGAGAACATGATCTACAATTTGTGAACTATGAACTCCGCCACCCCTTTTGTATGGCGCATCTACCCATTGATAAGTTCCATCTGGCATTAACTTTTGTATCTTTTGTGTCTTGCTGCCATGCCGCGGTGTGTCAAGATTGGCACGCATGGTTTGAATATCGTTTATTGCTTTATTGTACGCATCTAATGGATGTAATCCTTGGTCTAAATATTGTTGATTAAATTTATTAAATTGCTGTTCGGTGTTTAAACCAAACACGCCAGCAATACCCTCTGCCCAACTTGGACCTTGCAAATCGCGCAAAGGAATTGGTGGTGTTGGAACGCCATTCATAGGCGTAGGAATTGCGGCGTTAACCTGATTTGCGATCGATGGCGCAGTTTCAGTGTATGCCGACGAGACAGACGGCTGGGGCGCGGTTGCAGTATCTGGCGTAAGCGAATGAGGAGCCATAGGTTGCACGGCAGGAGCAGATAGAGCGGATGCCTGTACATTCCCTGTAGGCATTGTTTCGCCCGTCAAATCCATTCGTGCAGTGTCTGGTGTAAGCGTATGAGGCGCATTTGGCTGCACATTTGGGGTAGGCAACGCAGACATTTGTATATTGCCAGCTGGCGCGCTTATACCAGTCAAATCGGTGCGAGCCGTATCCGGCGTAAGAGTATGCGGAGCCATAGGCTGCACGGTAGGAGCAGACAAAGCCGCCGTTTGCACATTGCCAGCTGGCGCAGTTACGCCCGTAAGGTCGGGCAGCTTATTGGCCATAGGCTCGTAATGTTGTGGAGCTTCCGCCACCTGCGTCGACGGCAATTTGAAATAACTTGCGGGATCGTTTGGGTCACCTTGGGGTGCGCCAGCTTCTGCGCTAACTGTCGATGTCATCTGTGCAGGTGTTTGCAGCATATTAATGCCGGATTCAGGCGCGCCAATTCCTGTTATACCAACAGGCATTTGCTTCGGCGCGGAGAACGCATTGACGATGCTATAGTCACCGGATTCCGGCGTAGGTGGCTGTGACCCCGCCAATATACCACCCGGCGTTGTGCTGCGCGGCATGATATTGGCAGCTACAGGCGGTGGTTCGCCGCCATGGAACGCAGATGCCTCTGGTCCTTGTGGTGCCGGACCAAACGCCTCGTTCATTTGCTGCAAACCTTGGCGAGCATCCTGCGCCGCAGCAGTAGCCTCATTTACGGCGCCTTGTGCTTCGCCAACGTCATGCTCGCTAAAACCGCCCGTATCACCGCGTAGACCGCCAACGCTATCACCCGCACGGACGTCACCGCCTTCATCAAACGCATCACGCGCATGCCAGATCGATCCCTCGACCTTGCCGCCCTTTTTGTATGCCGTGCGACCGCCACGGCGGAACCCGCCGCCTACCGGCCCTGATGGCGGTGTTGGTGGCTCGATGTGTGCGTTGCGGACTGCTTGCTCGATTTTTGGGTCTGTTTTGAGGCCGTGCTTTTGTGCGAACGCGCCGTCAACCGCTTCGACCCGTGGGGCGAGTACAGTTGATACGTAGTTGAGAACATCGGGTCGTCCGGCGGAACGGAGCCTGCGTATGTAGTCTTCGCCATTTGGATTTACCTTCCAATCATTTCCAACAAGATTACCATCTGATCCAAAAGTACGCCACGTCGCCGAGTGCGTATCTGGAATAGCTTTAGATACTACACTATCCACAGCCTGATGGAAGAGCCTTTGATCACCTTGTTGATCAGAAAAATTTAACATCCTCACAGTGCGAGGATTTACAGGAATCATTCCTGTTCCGGGAGCGTGTTGGTCAATTTGCTTACCAAGATGCTCAATATGTTCTGGCGTGAGGTCGTTATCAAACGAATACTCCATGCCATTAGCTTCGGTTACCTTTGGATTATAAAATGGGCGGTGATATCCAACGCCATCTTGCTTATGCAAAAGCCCCTTAGCTGCTGCATAAATTTCCATAAGGTCTTTAGATGGCTCATCAATAGCAGGATTTTGACCCGCGCCCTTAATACGGGTTGATCCTACCTGCAAATGCGTCACAGGGTTGGTTTTACCTTCCCAATATCCATGAGCATCGACCGATCCCGGCGACATAATGCCCAAATATTTGGCCAACAAATCATTTCCATGGTCGTCTTGCAACGCATGTGAAATTCTGCCGTGATATTCAGCTTTTGCTTCAGGCGAAAGGTCCTCAATGCCATTCAAATGCGCGATTTGTTTGCTTGGAGCGGATTCCCATGACACATTTGCAAGGTTTTGGTCCAAGAAATGCGAGAAATCTTTGGCATTATCGACAATTTGCTGACGTGTGAGCGGGTGGCCAAGGGCCATATTTCGGTGCAATTCGGCAAAATTGTCTTCATGGCCGTCATGAACCTGAAAAATAGGTTTACCTTTGTCGCCGGGGACCATGGAGGCGATCCCATGCGCCACGGCTGCTTTTTTAGCATCGTTCGCAGTGGCTTCCATGCGTGTTTTGATAGCCGTCCAGATAGCGGCTTGTACCTGATGTGGCCGCCAACCTAATTGATCGGCCAATTTATGGGTCAATTGCTCCATAAAATCATATTTACCGCCCGAACCGATGGCCACATCTGGAAAACCAAACGCATGCGCCATCCAAAGGTCTTGCGTAGACCCTTGCAAACGCTTTGGATCAATGTGAACCATAAGATTATTCCAAAAATTGTTGGTCTTTCGACCTTCAAATGGAACACCTTCGTTCATTAACAGATGAGCTTTAAGATCACGATCGGCCGTAGCAATATTTTCGTAGCTGCCGGGCTTATGACGAGCGATCAAATAACGCTTTCCGCTATCGTCAAGCGGAACACGAGTAATACCGGCTTTGCCACCGCCCAATGATTGAGCATATTTGTTGGCTTCAGCAATTGTATTGAACGTGCGATCCCGATCAATAATGTCACCATTCCATAATTGATGCCCAGACATCGCGCGATTGTATGCTTTGATGGCGTTGCTGGTATTAATTGGAACCGTTGTTTGTGGGCTATAAATAGCAATAAGTTGCGCGAACTTATCTGCAGCGTCTTTGTTGCCACCGAAATATTGTAGAATGCGCTTAGATGAGTTTTCATACCATTTGCGGCCGGGCTGGCCTTCTTTAGCAAGGCCAAGAAGGTCGTTGTACATTGTACGTACAGCTTCTTGATGCGGCGCATTTTGGTATCTACCAATTGTCCGGCCCACTCGGGTGCCGCGAACTTCGCCAAGCTGCTCACCCAACGCGTTCATTTCCTCCTCGGTCGGCGCCACCTTTCCGCGGGTGGAGTAGCCTTCAACATCTCCGCCGCCGCTTTTTACAATTACATGATGATAAACAGGATGTTCGCGGCCGCGTACAAGGATGCTACCAGCTTGCGGACCAAGTTCTACATTGCCGCGTGTTGTTGGGCGAAGACGTGGTTCAGACGGCGAATCTTCATAACGAGCTAGATCAACACCTTTTGGAAAGTGTGCGTTCAATGCATAATGATGTTTACCACGATGTTCGACCGACACAATTGTGTTGGTATCTTCATGACCTTCTGGAGCATCTTTCCATTTCCAACCTGCCTTTTGTTTAAATAGGTTGGTTTTTGCAATAGCAGTGCCACGGCCTGATGTACCCGTTTCATCGACAGCATCACGAGATGCGGTAAAAAAAGGTTTACCACCTTGCACTACACCAATAGATGCAGCAGCAGCTTTGTGTCCCGTCATGTCAGTTTTGTCTGGCATTGACAAATATTGCCCACCTTTGACGGGGGCATCTTCTGGGAACATGCGTTGTGGTTTAGGAAATACCGACATTGGATTATTAATATCGATAGGTTTTACTTCCTTAGCAATGCGAAGCGCGTCATTCATGGTTTGACACTCGTGATGGCTGGGATGACGTTGCCGAGGAGATTGCGGACGACCTGCTCGCTCTCTGGGTGGACCGCGATGTTCTGCGCGAGGTCAACCATCTGAATACGTTCTTTCGCAAGCATGTCTTCCCGCTTAATTTCTCCATCAAACTGGTCGCGCTTCATGTCTGCGCCGAGCTGGGCTGCCTTTAGCTTGCTATCCATAAGCTTTGCGTCGGCGAGCTTTTCCTTAATGATCAGCTCAATGCTGTCGACTTGTTTCTCGTGATCGGATGGGCCGGCAACGACGCCGCCTTGCTGCGCCTTAACCGCATCAAGTTGTATCTTGGCCTGATCAAGGCCAAGCTTGCCTTGTGCCAACTTTGCCTTCGTGTCGCTGTCCTGCTTCTTGATCTGCAGTTCGGCCATTTTTTGCTGCATCTCTGGCGGAGGCGTGCCCTGTGCCGAGGCTGGGATCATAAACTGTTCTGGGTTCGACCAGCCGACAGCCTGCAGCGCCGCGGTGTCAATCGCGATCGGATCATACATCGACGGGTTCTGGGCCTGTATTTGCTTTAAGGCCACAACTTTCATCAGACGCTGGGTCTGCGACGCCGTGTTTGGGTCGGCCTGCGGAACCAGATCAACCTGATCTAGCGCGCGGAGAAACGTTTCCTCGTCCCACTTACGGGCCGGCCGTTTGTTCTGCTGCCAGAATGAATCGGGGTTTTCGCGAAAACAGCGCACTAACAACTCAAACTCTTCTGCTTGCGCCGAATGCATGCGTTTGTGAACCGAGTTTAGCACCTTGGTGGCCTGATCAATCAGCGCAATCGTCGTGCCAACCGGCGCGTCCTGCTTGCCTTCACCTACTGCCTGCTCGGCCGTGCCGCCAACCCGCATACCCGTCTGATTGATATTCTCGACTAGCGACATGAGGCCCGCGCCGACGTCTTTGTACGGCAAAGGCATCACGGCTTGGCTGATCGGCATGCCGCCAGTCTTGACCAATGCACCACCGCCGGGTGGTACACGGAAAATATTGGTATTCTGCCGCGCGCCCGTGTCGGCGTACAGGAAGCCGGGGAAGTTGGCATACATACCAGCATCAAGCATTTCGCGCCAAGCAGCGGTCAGCGCGTTGGTCGTGTTGCCTAGGATGTGCAGGAGACCCAGATCATAAAAGCCCATCCCCGGTACAAATGTGTACTTGACAAAATTGCTTCTCGCTTCAGGTAAGTCCTTAGTATCTTCATCATAATTCCTTACGATCGACAAGATTTCATGCGTCGATGCGTCAATGGTTACACGATACGGGATATCAAGGCCCGTCTGCTTTCCGCGCTTGGTGTGCTCAAAGCCCTTGATATCCAACTCGCAGTAGATTTCATAAATCTCACGATCCCGATCGCTTGGGTTATAGCTTTCGCTGGTAATACCCTGCTGCGCCATCTTCTCGCGTTGGGCCGCATCCCACTTGATCATTTTCGGGTCGGACAGGTCAATGTCACGGTATACGCCGAGGATTTGCATCCGCTTCACCGTTGACGACTTCATGTAAATGCGGTGCGTGATACGCTTGGCATTGGACAGGTCGGTGGCCGAGTTGTTGACGATCAAATCGTCGGCGTCAACGCTTTCGCTAATTGGACGGTTGCGTAGGGGACAGAAATATACCTTCTTGAACGCCGTCCCGCCAAAGCCCAGCATGAGGAGCATTCGGTCGGTATCAGGGTAATACTCTTTGGCAGTGGCGGTGAGGTAGTGGTTAAGGTCTTGTTCGAGGTCGTTGGCAAGCTGGTCGGACTGGAGGGTAGCATTATTGTTATCCTCCCTAATTTTTACGGGTCCATCCGTAGGCAATAGTTCTGACCGAGCGTTGGCTTGGAACCGTAGCACTGCCTCGAGCAGGAGCGGGTGCCGAACGCGTGACATACCTTCAACGGGTGCGCCGTCCGCTGCACCTGCCAAGCCGGGAATTTCCACCTTGAGGCCCAAAAGCTTGATGCCTTGGGCTCGGTCTTCGATCCACTCTTTGCGACTGTCGAGGTCATCCTGTACGCCCTTCATCAGATCGTGGGCGATACTCGCCAGCTCGGCCTGATCTATCTCTTCCACCAGATTGTCGAACCATCCGGTCTCCCTGCCCTTGGCCCGCTCGAGAGGCTGCCCGTCCAAGGAAAATGTGATTGACCCATCTGATAATTCGATCGACATCACGTTGCCGTGCTCGTCGATGTCCTGCCGCGGACCCTCATCGTCGGCCAGCTCTACCGAAATATCCTCGCCGTCAAACGGTGTCTGTTCGTCATCCTGAAGGCGGATATTAGGGTTTGCGACAAGGGCCATGAATTAAATCCCGTAGAGTGGTTCGGGCGGTTTGCCCAGATGTTGCCTGCTGTCCTCGTAGTCCTGCTGCACCTCGTCTTGACGGAGCGCGAAGCCCGTCCGCCTGAGATACCGCATCGCCATCGAGACCGTGTCCACCAGATCGTCATGCTTGGCTTTCGGGAACCGCATGCACTGGTTTATGACCTCGTCGGCCCATGCTTTGTCGGGGCAGTACACCAGCCCCTCTTCAAATAGGTGCTGCACCGAGTAGAGCCTAGCCATCTTGTCGATCGAGCCGGGGTCTTCCAACTGAACGCCAAAGTTCCTACCAGAATACATCCTTCGCAGCTCCCGCGCAACTGGTAGGCCTACGGTCTTGTTTTCTATAAGTAAAGTCGAAACTTTCCACCGAAGGCACGTCTGCGCCACCTCTGTGACCAGCTCGGGCATCTCAAGGTGCTTCGACCATGCATGCATCATCATGATACGGGGCGGCACCTCCCGCTCGTCATATGTACGTACAATGTGCGTCATGTGCCCGTCGCGGTTCAGCATGCGGGTCGCGTGGGTCTTGGGATCGTCGGTCCAGACGCCCCAGACCGTCATGGCTGACGGGTCGTTCTCTTTCTTCTCGGTCATAGCCGTGTCGAGTGACGCGATGATGAAGTCAAACGGTGGGTACTTCTCATCTTCCCACAGGTTCCAATGCTTTCGCTTGATAATACCGCCGTCCTCTGGGGTAGGCAGCTGTTGAAACTGGCCGGACGCGGCGTACTTACCCATGATCCGCTTGTCGCGCTCGACGACGTGCCGAGGGAACCGTTTAGGGAAGAAGAGCTGACCTTTCTGCCACCGAGGGTCTTTCCAGCCTAGCATGGTCGGCACGGCACGATCGGGGTCGTACTCCATCGGGATCATGATGTGGTCATAGCCCAACTGCTTTTCAAGGATCACGCCGGACACATCTTCTTCGTGCAGGCGCTGCATGATCACGATAATGGCCGAGGTCGCCGGGTTGTTCAGGCGCGTTGGGATCGCCTGCTCAAACGTTTCGATCGTGGTGTTGCGCTCTGCCTCCGAGGCGGCGCTGGCCACCGAGTGCGGGTCGTCGATGATCACGCGGTCGCCGCGGGCACCTGTCATGCCCGTCATGGCAACCGCCTGCCGGAAACCGGAAGCGGTCGTTTCGTACTTGATCTTCTCGTTCTGGTCGCCCGTGATCGTGACGCGGTCGCCCCAGAAGCCCTGATACCATTCAGATGTCACCAATCGCCGCATCTTGGTCGAATCGCGGATGGCGAGGTTCATAGCATGCGAGGCGCAAACATACCGCAGGTAGGGCATGTTCCGCGGCCCCCATTCCCATGCCGGCCACAGGACGGAGACCAGAAGGGACTTCATCGCGCCCGGCGGGACGTTGATCAGCAGGCGATTGTAAGCTTGCTCATCATCTATCATCATGCCGTTGGTAATGGCGGTTAGGTGTTTGGCGATAGCGTCGATGTGCCAATTGTGGATATATTCTTGTCCGGGCTCGATGACGTGCCACGCCTGCTTGATGAACTCCACGAGGGATTTCTCGCACAGCTCCTTGTTGATGTCGTGCAGAGACGCCTCAACATTGATCATCTCGCCATCGACGGGGATCAGGGTCAAGGTTTGTAATCCTTCCTGACGGTTCCTTTGACCTTTTTTATGTTTTCGAAGCTATCCTCGAACGCTGCCCTCTCGCCCAGCATTTTGGCTGGCCGTTTCATGCGCTCGGCTTTGATCATATCGATGCGGGCTTTCTCGCGGGCAATCCAAGCTTCGTCCTGCATCGGGATATTGTTCTGAATCAGGTGCTCGAGATACTGCAGGATATCGCGGGCGTCGGCGACTTCTTGGCTCTTTGGCTTGATCTTGAACAGGGCCACCATCAGGTTCTCAATCGTGTTCTGACACACCGACATGCTCTTGACGATCGCGTCGTAGTCCCTGCGCGGGACGCGAACGGCCACCAGAAGCTCAAGTTCTTTAATCTTTGCCAACGCCTTTTCTAGCGTCTCTGCCATTTCCGTTAAAATCATTTTCTTTTTCCTTATCCCATGAAAATTTAGGCAGCGTCACTGGCGGGCGCTCCCGATACACGTCCATCATCTTAATCTTCTGCAAGGCCTTCATCCTCGCCTGTATCATCTTGTCCTTCGTACTCATAGTCTTTGTCTTCTTCGTAGCCATCCTCGCCCCCTGCGGCAATTTGTAGCGCCTGCCGGATGGCAAGCAGTTGATCCACATCGAGCACTTTTGCGTCGATGACCTTTCCCTCGACCTGCTTTACGGTCGCCTGCACGTCGATCTTGTCGCCATAACGGAAGCGCGCCAGCCGGATCGCATGCCAGCGCCGATCGTTCAGCAACTCCTTTGCGCGCTCGAAGTCGACGTTCTCGAACTCGCCACGGCCGAGGATAATATCTTCCGTTTCCGACAGTTTTATCTCGATTGAAGCCTCGCGCGCGCGGGCATATTCAGACAAAAAGAACGAATCGCGGTTCAATTCTCGGTTCACAGTCCGCACATTGATGCCATCGATCTCAGGGTCTTTTACAATTAAGCTCAAAGACCTACCATCTGCGATTTGCTCACAGATGTGGACCTTTTGTGCTTGCGTCATTATTCCGCCCGGCGGTCGTCCCATTTACATCTTCCGTGAATTTATATATATAATTACGAACAACAAATGAAAGGACAATTACATGGTAAAGTCAACGCTCTATACGCCAGAAATGGTCATAAAGAAAGCTCCAATGAAATTAAAGGGAGTTAAAGAAATGATACCAGCAAAATATAGCTGGCCATTTGCTTCCATGATTATTGGTGAACAGGTTATGTTTCAAGACGCTGATCTTAGAAGAAAAGCTCAGGTATATGTCCACGCCTTTGCGAGAACCAGAGGTTGGAAATTTACCACCATCACACGCGACGGTGCTCTTATTGTAATTCGCGATATAAATCCGCGGTAAAGATACATAGTAAGGATAGAGATTGATCAACTTTCTATCTCTATCCTTTAAATCTTTGAAATATAATAATATAATATTAATAAATAATATATATTATACTTAGTTATAAGACTGGTTTGTTTATTTGTTCAAAAACCCCCTTAAAGCTATATTTCTATTTCTAATATTTTTAAGGGATATAAGAGGGTTTTTTATAAAAGGAAATTGTCTATTTAATAACTATCTATAAATTCTTACAAGTAATTGATTTTATTAATGTATTAAAAACTAAGTAAAAACTAGGTAACTATGTATCTTTCAAACACCCGTCACAATGCTATGGTGTATTGCCTGAGCAGCAAAGGAGACCGTCCGCATGATCTTCACCACCAATTTAGCCTTCTCCATCAACATCCCATCCCAATCCGACCCTGAAAGGATATCTGCCATGTCATGGAATTACCGCGTCATCTACCTGCCTAAAGCCCCAGACGACGATTCGTTCTTCAACAACGATTCATTCGTGATCCGCGAAGTCTATTACAACGACGCGGGCGAGATCGAGTTCTGGTCTGAAGAAGATGCCTCCCCGATCGGCGAGACGTTCGAAGAGCTCTGCGACGACTTCGACCTGATGCAGGAAGCCTTCGAGAAGCCAATCCTCATGCTCACCGAAGAAGACGGCGAAGCCAAGCTCGTCGCCTTAGATGACGAAGAAGAAGACGAGGACGAAGAAGAAGTCTAAGGTTATAATATAACCACTCAGAAAACATACTGCCCCCGGAACACTGGCCGACCGCCTATAAGCTCGCAAAGCTCCGGGGGCATCATCACCCCATCCTCATCGAACGTCAGCACCACAAAGCCCTGCTGGGCCCTGCTAGGGGCGCCCTCGGTGTATTGAAACTGGGGCCCATTGGGATCGGCCATGGTGCCTGTTTCTACGCCCCAGCGGGTTCCGCGGCGGTCTCTGACAGCAGTGACCTGAAGTTGGTGGGTGTGGCCCGTAACCGTGCTAACTCCAGCGTTGACGGAGCTGTTATAGCCTGAATGTATCCCTGATCTGAAACGATGGCGAATTTCTGTGCCGTTGATATCGAACGCCCACGCGATTTCCCAATCTGGGAAGTGCTCTTGAAGGGACATGATGTATCCGTCAAGCTCGTTGGCATTGGAGGCGATGTAGTTGTCGATGCGGATATCATGGTTTCCCATGGTCCAGAGACGTTCGCGGGTCTTTGGAAGTAATTTGAGCCAAGCTTTGGCGGTTTCGATCTCTTTTTCAATCTTTGGTGCTCGTGCGCCACGGGTCGGTAAGTGCCGACTGATCCTAGCGCCATCAATCACGTCTCCATTCAAGATGATTCCATGCACCTTGAGCATCTTACATACTTTGACGAAGGCTTTATAAATCAGGGGCGGGTCGCCGTCCCATATGTGGATATCTGATCCGACCGCCCAGACTGAGTTGGGAATTTCCTTTGCGACCATCCGCGGATACATCCATTTGCCGACGGTGGGCTTGTCTGGCACCCCGTTGGGGTATTTCATTTTCGCTCGGGCCAGTCGCGCGTTAAAGGTGTTTGCGGCGATGCCTGTGGCTCTTGCAGCTGCGTAGGCATTCTTACCGGATTGCTCGTAAACACGCAGCGTCTCGATCATTATTTCATCTGGTAACGGATGTGCAGGCATAAAGACCTCCTATGTCCTTATGCCTACTAACATATTTATTGTGACAATTATAGAACGTGCCCCGCGTTCATTGCCCCACCCAGCGCGTATAGCGCGTCCATCCTGACCCTGTTACCTTCTTTAAGCCTGCCGTCGTAGCAGAAAGCAAACTGGCGGCCGCGCTCGTATTGCCAAACATCTTTGTAAGTAAAGACGTCGGAGTTAATCGGAAGGCCCTTCTTGGCCTCCTCATAGCCTTTGCGAAAGGCGGCGCAGCTAATAATGCTGCGAAGGGTCACCCGCCGTGTCTTTGCGTTTGCCATGATTAGTACCCCTGTTCCAGTAAGAACGCGTCGTACTCGGCCTTCACCTGCGCCAGCTGGGCCTTTAGGATGCCGTTCTCGTCGACGGCCTTAGCGAAGGCCTTGCGGGTCACCTTCAGCTCGGTGCGGAGGTACAGTAAACCATCAAGGAAACCACGGTCCCACGCGTCACGGTGCTCGGTGCCACGGGGATATGGGTTGTCGATCGAGTGACCGCCCGTACGGGCGTGGTATTCTGCTTCTGCGCGGATTGTATCAAACATCTTCGTGAAATTCCTTTTTATCAAACAAATCTTGAATAGCTTCTGCAATGGTCGCGCCTTCGCCGTATATGGCATCTTCTTCGCCATAGTCTTTGGCAAACCCTGCTTGATAATCCCAATTACGAATAGGGACGGGTGGGAACACATGATAAATGATAATATCGTGACCGTTTACAGTTTCATATGATTTAGCGTACATTTAAAATCTCCTATCTAGCGAGGCAAACCGCCCCGACGACTCATATGTAGCATATCTAAATTATAATGCAAACAAAAAAATGCATTCATTGTAAAAAAAATAGGGCCGCCCGAAGGCAGCCCCAAGTCATGTATTAAGGAGGAGCTGAAGGATAGGCTTTCTTAATAATCTTGTCTAGCTTGGCCGCGCGCTTTTTGTTGCCATTGCGAACGGCCGCGGCGTAGGCCTGAACAAGCTCGAGTAGGGTAGGCTGTCTCATTTATTTACTATCTCATGGATGGCCATTGATGCAGCGATCTTCTCAACCAGCTGGTCGGCCGGCATCTTCATAATTGTCATGGCGTAATTGATGGTTTCAAAAGCCATAGCGGAAATTATAGCTAAATCCCTATCGGCTTGCGGCACATGGGCATTAGCCTCGTGGAACACCGCCTCGAGCCTCATGATTTCGCGCAGCATGTCTTTGGCCAGTTCTTGCTGTTCGTTCATTATTAATCCCCATTCAATGCAAGTGCTGCAAGTTTACCGTTATCAACAAGATAATCGACCATATCTTTGTATGGCGAAGTATTCGTCGCAAATGACGCATAAAATTGCAAAACCTCCCGCAATGCATGACGTTCTTCCCGCAGCCGCTCAATCTCATTGGCGGCTTCTCTGCAAAGATCATCAGTGTCTAGGCCATGCCCCAATGGTTTCCACCAAAATTCGCCATCAACTAAACGTAGTTTTTCGACAATATCCATTTTGCGCCTCACATATACAAAGATTCGTCGACGGCCACTTCTGGCGGTCCATCGTGCAGGGCGGTTGGCTCGTTGACGTTGTCGAACGGGTAACGCCGCATCTCAATGACGTCATATTCCTCGTCGCGGGTCTTCTTCATAAAGTTAACGTAAAAGCGCGCCTCAATGAATGATTCGGTGGTGTGGACAAAGTAATCGACCGTACGGCCGCGTGGTACTAGGTAAAACATTATCATCTCCTTAATTAGCTGAAACACAAAGGCCTTCCGCAATCAGTGCGGATGCCGTACGACCGTAGTAACCCTGCAGCTGCCACACGAGGTTGCTGTCAATCAGGATTTGCCATGCTTCGAGGGTGAGTTCCGCGTCATCCTCGCCTGCTTCGATAAGTAATACTGCTTCAAAAGGTGTCATCTGCAATCTCCATCTAGAGGGCGACCATCGCCCTGCCCAAGTTTTATGGCACGTTTAAATTTGGATTGCAAACACTTTTTTGTACACCCATGATGTATTTTAACGCATCGCCCGAAACCTCAACCGTCGTCCATCGGTGGCGGCACAGGCTGCATTCCCTACGCCGATATATCCCGTTCGGTATGGCGCTCGTCCGCGTGGAATACACCCGGGAATGACCTCCGCACGATTCGCACTTCATGCCCACTGCTGACATTATTTCCTCACCTGCATCATCGAGACATTCTCCTGCAGCTTGACCTGCGGGTTCGGCCACGTCCAGCACTCGCCCGTATCGTCTTGGAAGCACACCCATAGCAGGTGGTGCTCTTGCCCGTAGTCGATCAGGAAGTGCGCTTTGGCTTTGCCCTTGGGTGTCTCGAGCGGGATTGTAGGTTCTAACTGAATTAACATTTTATCTCCTTAACTAATATTATACGGTTACTCATATGCAGAAAGTGGCGCTAAGTGATATTATGTAATTACTCAACCTTTTTCAGTGCAGCTACACGGATAATTTCATGCTCTGTTTGTATCATTGAATTAAGAAGCATAATCTCTTGCCTTTGACGGGCGTTTTCTTCTCGCAGGTGGTTGATTTGATCCCGAAGAAGACCTGCATCGTAACCGCTAATTTCAAAATACCAGTCTTTCTTAGCGTAATCATCAAGTTCTTCTAGCCATTTGTCTAACGTCCAGTCTTCCATCACTCACCCTCCTTCAGTGCTTTTGGTTCCGCAAAAATTTTATGAAAATAAAGAAGTGTATCTTTATTTTTTTCCGCATAATCCCATGCTGTATTAAAATCTTTCGTCACGCAACATTCACCTTGACCGTTTTTTAAACACATAACGGTATATAAATCCTCATCAGAACGCCAATCTTTCTGAGTGTTCATCCATTCAAATGTTGTTTCGTTTTTATGATCCATCACTCACCCTCCCCAATCACCCCAATAATATCTTTTGCCATATCCAACCGCCCAGCCTGTCTCCCAACAAAATACGCTTCATTAATCGCTTCTGCTGTGATTCCGTGTTGGTTTATGAAATACTGTGGCACGTTACCATCCGCAGCTTTTAACCGTTCGCTTGTCCAGTGAGCAGAACTGCAAATTTTGCGAATGTCGTCTTTTATAAACTTAATCCGCATTTGTAATTTTTCATAATCAGTTTTCATCACTCACCCTTCTTCAGTGCGGCACGAGCTTTTTTCTCTGCCATAGCAGTTTCTGGCTCATACCAAGCAGGTTCATTATGATTGCCGTCAGCAATAGCAGGGCATTGCAATAAATCACGCAACGCTTCCCGCAGCCGTTCAATCTCGGCTTTGGCGTCCAGCAACTCATCATCAATGTCAGCATCGCCAATGTAAACGCCAACTAATTTTTGCAATCGTTCAATAATATCCATCACTCACCCTCCTTCAGTTCTTTTGGTTCCGCAAACATTTTGTAAAAATAAAGAAGGGTATCTTTATTTCTTTCCGCATAATCCCATGCTGTATTAAAGTCTACCGTCAAGCAACATTCAGATTGACCATTTTTTAAACAAACAACGGTATATAAATCTTCATCAGGATGCCAATCTTTCTGAGTGTTCATCCATTCAAATGTTGTTTCGTTTTTATGAGACATCACTCACCCTCCTTCAGTGCGGCACGGGCTTTTTTCTCTGCCATAGCAGTTTCTGGATCGTACCAAGCAGGTTCATTATGATTGCCGTCTGCAATGGCGGGGCATTGTAATAAACCC